ATTTAGGTATACCGTGTCCTAAACCGTTACGCAAACAAGTTTCACATAACTTACGATAGTATGTTTTCTTACCTTTTTTGTAATTTATTGCGGCAGGACGCTCTCCGCATTTGCATAATGGTCTCATACTGTATTTAGCTCACCTTTTTGGTACCTTTTTATATGGTGTTTGCACAGGCTTTTTTATTTAAAATGGTAAATACAATTAATAAACAGAACACAGTTCCAATAGGAGAATAAAAAATGGCATTGACATCACCAGGTGTACAGGTAAGCGTAATAGATGAAAGTTTCTACACACCCGCTGAACCAGGTACAGTACCAGTAATTTTTGTTGCATCGCAAGCAAATAAACTAAATGCTTCAGCATCGGGCACAGCAATCGGAACACTAGCAGTAAATGCTGGTAAGCCGTACTTGCTAACATCACAACGTGACTTAGCTGAAACATTTGGAGATCCTGTTTTCCAAACAGATGCAAGTAATAATCCAGTTCACGGAAGTGAACTTAACGAATACGGCTTACAGGCTGCATATTCATATTTAGGCGTAAGCAACAGAGCTTGGGTTGTAAGAGCAAATGTAGATTTAGGCGAACTTTCTCCGACATCAACAGTACCAGTAAGTGCTCCAGACGCAGGCACATATTGGTTAGATACAGCAGCATCTGTATACGGAATTCAACAGTGGAATAACGCTAGTGAGTCAGTAACAGGTGGACAAACATTTACTAACAAAGTGCCACTTGCTATTACACAGCAAGCACAGGTAGTTGACTTTGATAACGCAGATTATACGCCGTTAGGTTCAATTGGTGCAATTGGCGATTACGCTATTGTTTCAGTAACTACACTTAATACAATTTGGTATAGAAGTACTAGTGGCTGGCTTAAAGTAGGTTCATCGCAGTGGATTGGTTCTGTTCCAACTGTAACTAGTGCAAAGGCAAGTACTACATACGGTGAAGATTCTTCCGAAAGCGGTTCAGAAGTGTTCTTATTAAATGGCACAACAGTAACAGTAACTACAGGCGATTCAATAGCAACAGTAGTAGCAGCAATTAATGGCTTTGCTATTCCAGGTGTTTCGGCAGCTGAAGTTAGCGGCGAATTAGCATTGTATAACACAGGTTCTTCAACTGATAGAATTACGTTTGCATTAGGACCGAACGACAATGCATCAGTACTAACTTGGTTAGGACTATCAGCAACACAATATTTAATTCCAGCAGTGCAAATTAGTAAGCACACTGAAATTCCAGATACATTTAAATCAGGCACAAACTATAATGGTCGCCCAAGTGGCAGTGTTTGGATTAAAACAACTACACCTAATCAAGGTGCTCGTTGGAGAGTAAAACAGTGGAACGATGCAACTAAGATTTGGGATTCAGTTTCGGCTCCGTTATATCCAACTGCACAAGATGCAATTGTAGATTTAGATTTAACAGGCGGCGGCGCAAACTTAACAATTGGTAACTTGTTTGTTCAAACTAATGTTGCAGGCGACACTAGCCCACTTGCTACTTTTAAAATATTTAAACGTGCAGCAGTTGGCGCAACTACAGTAATAACAAATGTAATAACACCAGCTAACTTTACAGATGGACAAGTGTATAGACTAGAAATTAGTGCAACTTCACCAGGAGCAAATACATTCTCAGCACATTCTATATTATGGAATGCAGCTGCACAAGGTACAGATACAGCAACTAATCTTGCAACTGCTATTACAAGTGCTAATATTCCAAATGTTAGTGCAAGTGTTGATAATGATCGTGTAGTTATAACACACAGTACAGGCGGCGAAATGAAACTTAAAGATGATGTATCAAGTTTTGCACCAGCATTAACACAGTTAGGTATTTCACCTTACAATATTGTTACAGGTGCAGGAACACGCTTTGTTGCAGACGAACCAGGTGTTGACAACAACGTTGCACCAATTGAGTACAGAGTAAGTAACTGGGAAGTATTAAGTTATACTCCTAGCAACAGTACTCCGTCAAATACAGCAAGTCAAGGACAATTATGGTACAACTCAACTATTGACGAAGTTGACATTATGGTTAACAACGGTAGTGTTTGGGTAGGCTATAAAGATTCAACAAGTCCAGTCTATAATGCAGTTAGTGGTACTGACGCAAACGGACCAATTGTTTCAGCTACAAAACCAACTAAACAGTCAGATGGTACAAGTGCATTAGTAGCAGGTGATCTTTGGATCGATACTAGTGACATTGAAAACTATCCAACAATATATCGCTACAAAGGACCATTGCTTGATCGCTGGGACTTAGTAGATAACGGTGACCAAACAACTGAAAACGGTATAGTTTTTGCTGATGCACGTTACGGCGAAAGTGGAGCAAAAGGAAATACAGCAGCAACAATTAAATCATTGTTAACTAAAAACTTTGTAGATCCAGATTGCCCAGATCCAGCATTATATCCAAAAGGTACATTATTGTTTAATACACGTAGAAGTGGATTTAATGTTAAGCGTTACGAAATTGGATATGTTGATAAAACAGCTCTTAACAAACGCTTTAATGACGAAGTGATGACAAGCTATGCAGCAGATCGCTGGGTAACTGAATCAGCAAACAACGAAGACGGATCAGGTAGCTTTGGACGTAAAGCACAGCGTAAAGTTGTTGTACAAAAACTACAAGCAGTAGTTAATAGCAATGATGATATTAGAAATGAAGATTCACGTAGATTTAACTTAATTGCATGTCCTGGGTATCCAGAACTAATCGGTGAGTTAACTACACTAAACAACGACAGAGGCTTAACAGCATTTGTTGTTGGTGATAGCCCAGCAAGACTAACACCAGATGCAACTTCACTTAACGAATGGGGAACAAACGTTCGTGCAGCTGTTGAAGATAACGACGACGGACTTGTTACTAACGATGAATACTTAGGTGTATTTTATCCATGGGGCTTTACAAGCGATAACTTTGGAAACAATGTTGTAGTTCCGCCAAGTCATATGATGATGCGTACTATTGCACTAAGTGATCAAGTTAGCTATCCATGGTTTGCACCAGCAGGTACAAGACGTGGCGGAGTAAGCAATGCAAGTTCAACAGGCTACATTAGTAGTGGAGGCGAATTTGTTTCAACGTCCTTAAACGAAGGACAGCGTGATACATTGTATGCACAAGGTGTTAACCCAATTACGTTTATTACTGGCGCAGGACTTGTTAACTTTGGACAGAAGACTCGTGCAAGAGGTGCAAGCTCGTTAGATAGAATTAACGTTGCAAGACTAGTAGTGTACTTACGTTCACAACTAAACACACTTGCTAAACCGTATATCTTTGAACCAAATGATAAAATTACTAGAGATGAAATGAAACAGCAAGTTGAAAGTTTACTTCTTGAGCTAGTAGGACAAAGAGCCTTATACGACTACTTAGTTGTGTGTGACGAAACAAACAACACTCCAGCAAGAGTAGATCGCAACGAATTATATGTTGATATTGCAATTGAACCAGTTAAGTCAATTGAATTTATATACATTCCGTTGAGATTGAAAAACACTGGTGAAATATCAGGCTTATAAGATGATAAATAATATTAAGCAATTAGGAGCAAATTAAATGGCAATCTCATCATTATCGAAAATCACAGTTCCGTTAGCAAGTGGCGACTCAGCTGCAAGCCAGGGCTTGTTAATGCCAAAGCTCCAGTACCGCTTTAGAGTGTCGCTGGAAAACTTTGGTGTTTCAACTCCGACAACAGAACTAACAAAACAAGTTATTGACGTAACTAGACCAACAGTAGCATTTGAGCCAATGGAAATACATGCATACAACTCAAAAGCATACTTAGCAGGCAAGCACACATGGCAACCAATTACACTGAACTTACGTGAAGATGTAAATAATGCTGTACAGAAGCTTGTAGGCGAACAGTTACAGAAGCAATTTGATTTTATGGAACAGTCAAGTCCGGTATCAGGTCAAGATTATAAATTTACAACACGTATTGAGATCTTAGACGGTGGTAACGGTGTGTATACGCCAAACGTTCTTGAAACTTTTGAATTATACGGTTGCTTTATTACTAACGCAAACTATAACTCATTAGCATATCAAAACAATGAGCCAGTAACAGTAACACTAGAAATGCAGTACGACAATGCAATCCAAACAGATGCAGATGGCGGTATTGGTGTAAGTGTACCGAGACAGAATGGTTCGTTAATAACAGGCGGCGGTTCGTAAGTTACTTAAACATAACAGTAAAAGGGGGCTTTATGCCCCTTTTTTATTATCTACGCACATAAAAGATATAGATAAATATTAGTATGACAACTAATGCATATTCAAACAACCTAAATTCCTATAATGGACCTAAAGGTAATCTAGCTGATTACAATCATGCTTCGCGACTATTCCTCAGCAACAATTTAAAGTTTGCACCAAAAACCAAATATCTGTTTCATACGTTTTTTGCAATTGATCCGAACGTAGCTAATACTATACAAGCATTAATTGAAAAGTATGGTATTGAAATTGGTATGCTTGTTAAAGCAGCAGACTTACCTAAATTTCAAGCTACTGTTGAAACACGTAAGAAATATAATCGTATAAAAAATATGCAAACAGCAATTCAATATCAGCCTATTACTATTACATTTCATGACGATAATCATGGCGTAACAACAGCATTACTTGAAGCATATTATAGATACTATTATGCTGATGCCTGGTACGGGAATGATGCAGGAGCATATAACAAAGCTGGTGACGGTGATGCTACATACAAAGGTAGAGAACGTAACCAATTTAGATATGGATTAGATAATAATTTATCTGTTCCGTTTTTTAGAAATATACAAATATCTCAATTATCACGATCACAGTTTACAACATACACATTAGTAAATCCAATAATTACAAATTGGGAACATGATCAAGTTGAAAGTTCAGACAACGGAACCTTCATGCAGAATACTATTACGCTTCAATACGAAGCTGTTCATTATAGTAGAGGAACTGTAGAAGCAGGCGATGACGGTAATCCAGTTGGATTCGGAACAGTACATTATGATACACAGCCAAGTCCATTAGCTGTGCCTAATGCTACACAAGAAGAAGTTGACTTAGTTGCAAATACAAATATTGAACAATACACAAATAACGATCCTAATATTGATTATGATAACGGACCTTTAACATACTTGCCAGATGCGGTTAATGATCTTTATACTAGAATATCGCAAGTAACAAATATTGACAACATTGGCGGACTAGCTGACATTAATATACCAAAAACACGAGGTGCAGGCGGACAACAAAGTGTAACAAAATCTTCAAGTAGTAATATTACATCTAATAGTAATACTAACTCTAGTTTAAGTGTAGAAGATTTAACTAAGAATCCAGCAGCATTAGACTCATTAGCTAAGTTATTATTCTTAGCAGACTTTTTAAGTGATGGCGGGGCTGGTATTAATGGATTAACTGCTGCTTGGGCAGCATTGCCGATTACACAAAGAGAATCTTATAAGAAACAAATTTTAGAGGAAGCTGTATAATGAGTAGTTTACCAATTCCAAACATATCAAAAAGATCTGATAAAGGAGTGCAATTATTTTTTGACACTTATTATAACACACAAATTAATTTATCAGACAACGAACTAAGTGTGGTAATTGCATTTTTTGAAGATGCAGGATTTGACAAAACAGCTGCAATAGCTGTTAGTACCCTTTTATTAAGACAAGCAAAAAATGAAAACATCAAAGTATTTGAATTATTAGATACACTAAAAACAATTGATAGTACACGATTAAGTTCTATTGTTGCTGAAATACTTAATTACAATCGAAAAAGAACAAGCGTTGTTGGATTTAGAAAACAAAAAAATGCAACAATTGAAACAAGAAATATACTTGAAGGTTCCTAATGGCCAAATTTGCCCAAGGGAAATATACTTTAAAATTTCCTGAAAAGTATGTTGGAAATAAAACCCCAACATACCGCAGTAGTTGGGAATTTGCTTTTATGCGTTTTTGTGACGAGCATACTAGCGTTGAACAATGGGCAAGTGAAGCAATAAAGATTCCGTATAGAAATCCATTAACAGGAAAAAACACAATATACGTGCCTGACTTTTTTATAGTATATGGTGACAAAGTTGGTAAAAAGCGAGTCGAGTTAATAGAAGTTAAGCCAGCTAATCAAACTCTACGCGAAAAGGTTGGACGTAGTAAACACAATCAAGCACACTACGTAATTAATCAAGCTAAGTGGCAAGCTGCAAGGGCGTGGTGCAGTCAAAAAAATATTTTCTTTAGAATTATAAATGAACAAGATATGTTTCACCAAGGCAAAAGAAGATAAATAAAACTAGCATATAATGGTATAGGACACATGACCAAGAAACTAGAAGACTTACTAAATTTGCCCGAGAGCAAAGAAATTATAAAAGATGCAGAAATGCAAGAGACTGAACAACAGTCTTATCATCTTGAACAACAACAAGAAACAATGCGAGACATTGCCGAATTTGATAAGATATCAAGTGCATTGCCGCAAGTAAAAGGTTTAGGTGATTTAGCTGATAAAGAACTTAGTGAAGTATCAGACAAAGCAATGCAAGCATACGAAGACTTAATGGACTTAGGTATGAACGTAGAAGCACGTTACAGTGGCAGAGTATTTGAAGTTGCTGGTAATATGTTAAAAACAAACCTTGATGCTAAAGTTGCTAAGTTAGACAAAAAACTAAAAATGGTTGAGTTACAATTAAAGAAAGAAAAATTAGATAGTGACAAAGGAGCCAAAGGCGATGATTTCGTTAACGGTGAAGGTTATGTTGTTACTGACAGGAATAGTCTATTAGAACGTCTAAAAGGACTAGATAATGATAAATAACATATAATAGGAAACATAACATGCGCAAATTTAATGAAATTCTTACAGAAGCAAAAAAAACATACGAGTTTAAAGTAGGCATTGCTGGCAATTGTCCAGATGAATGTGTGCAACAAATGAAAATGGCACTTGAAAAATATGATGTTGTAAATATAACAGCAGGCAAGAAAACACCAATTCAAGAACGTCCATTAGATTTTCCACAATTACAAAATATGGAAGTAACATATTTTGAAGCAGAAGTTAACTATCCAACTACGCCGCAAGTATTACAAGAGTATTTAGGCAAGTGTTGCGGTGTTGATCAAGCATATATTATTGTGCGCAATATGAATGATCCTAGAGAAGAATATCAAGACGCTCCAGAAGAAACTACATACGATGTGTTATTAACACAAGAAGATATGGGTGGCGAATCTGCACAAAAAGAAGTAGCAGGAGAACGCATAATGGGATTACTAAAAGAATTAGAAACTGCCCGTAAGGAACGAGATCATGAACCTACTGAAGGCGTACACGTAGGTGATAGCAAAGATATTGACAACAAAGAAAACAGTGCCAGCACTGTAGGGAGTTAAAAAATGGATATGAAAAATA